ATGACCTGGTAAGACCAACAGCAACCAAAGGTTGCATTCCGTCGGCTGTAAAATGAACTAAAAAGTATTTTGCTTTCATGCTTTATTTATTCTTTTTCTTCTGCGGTTTTTGATCCCTTTATGTGACTAAAATTGCCTTCTTTATAAAACTCTATATGAGAAGTAAACTTTTCAATGTTAGATGTGCGATGACTAATAACAAATACATTAGAATCAGACATTTCTCCAATAAGATCCCATAAAACATCTGTTCCTTCACCATCAAGACTTGAATCACCAACCTCATCAAGAATAAGAAGATTAGTATTTACTGAGTTTTTCAACTTAGCTATTTCTCTCCAAGCCATCATTAAAGAAAGAGCAATCCTAGATTTTTCTCCTTCAGAAAATGAAGCATATGTAAAGTTATCACGATATCTTGATTTGATTGTTTCATTGAAACTTTCATCAAGATTGAATGAATAACTTGCACCCATACGATCTAAATACTGATTGATCATCTTATTCATAACAGGAAGGTATTGTTTGATGATCTTTGATTTGATACCGTCATCTTTTAAAAGAATCTTACAGATCTCAAGATTATTTTTAAGCTCAGCTAAACCATAATAACTCTTCTCTGTTATGTGAAGTTCATTAGTATGCTGCTCTAACAATGTCTTTGCTTCACTTATCGAATCAGCATCAGCGGTAGATGTCCTTGTATTCAAAGATGAAAGAACATTTACTAATGTTTTTCTTTCAGCAACAAAACCACCTCTTCTTACAGTTAGATCTCCAATCTTACTTTGCATCTCTTGTGCTTCTGAAAGCTTTTGAGATAGTTTAGGAAATGCTTCTTCAAATAACTTTTGAAGATTAAGTGTCTGCTCTTTATCTTTTGTTAGCTGTGATATCTGTTTATCTTTGGTATCTTGCGATATTACTTGATTACATTCATGACAGTTATCATTCGTTTCATAGAATGAAATGCGTTTGTCTAAACGTTTAATGTCGATTAGTATTTCTTTACCTTTAGACTTTGCATCAGCAACTTTTGTTTGAATATCGTTTACATCAATGATGGGTATTTCTTTTATTTCTGAATCAATCTTTGATAAACTTTGATCAATGAGTGTTATCTGTGCCTCTACTTTGTTTCTTTCTTCAATGATCTTACTTTCAGATTCTTTTGTACGATTAAGAAGATTTTCGACTAATGCTTTTGTTGAAGAGATTTTTGTTTTGATAACTTCTTTTTGATAATCGTTATCTTTCATCCTAAGATCAACGTCAACTGCTCTTGCTTTAAGAATGGCATTCATTTTTGAGAATACCGTAATGTCAAGAATCTCTTCAATGATAATGCGACGTTCATTAGATGGCAAATCCATAAAGGATTGATATCTTGCTGAACCTAAAATAACAACTTGAGTAAAAGCTTTTTGGTTCATCCCAATCAAGTTATCAAGTTTTTCTTGATAGTCTTTTGCTGCAGCATCATGATTCAACAGAATACCATTCTGCCAAATCTCAAACACATTAGGTTTCAAACCTCTGACAACTTTGTAGGGAACTTTATTTAACTCAAACTCAATAACAACTTCAAGATTCTTTTCATTGACGCTATTGATAAGTTGGGGTTTGTTAATGTTGCGATAGGGCTTACCATACAAACCAAAACACAAAGCATCCAAAATGGTAGACTTACCAGCACCATTTGTACCTGTTATGATAATGGAGGGAACTCTATTAAGATAGATGACGTTTGGAACATTGCCCGTTGAAAGGAAGTTCTTATATGTTAGTTTATTAAAAACAATCATTCTTCAACCTCTAACGCCTCATCATAAATCTCTATCATAAGCTTCTTTATTGCTTCGGCGTTGTTAGAAGCAACATCATCAACATACTCAGCAATCAAATCAACCGTTGATTGCATTTCAATCAAATCACTTACGTTATCAGCATTGTATTCTTCAAACTCTTCTGTAATCTTTAACTCAAAAGGGGAGAGGAAGTTAATCTTATCAATGAACTTTTCAAACGATTCAAAATCTGTTTTCTTCTTTACAACAATCTTACAATAACTATTTTTTAAATCAGGTAGTTCAACATCACAACCATTATCCCAAACAAACTTATGAAAATAGCTAAATGGATTTTTATGAAACACCATTGAATCATCTGCAGTATCAAAAATCCAAAAACCATGATTAGTTGAATAATCGTTCCAAGTCATTTGATAAGGTGTTCCGAGATAATGAATGTTACCATTTTGTGATTGAGTATGATAATGACCAGACCACACCTTCTTCCAGCCTTTGAAGTCAGACATTGATAAACCATCTTGAGCAATGGCGCCTGGATGCATAACAAAACCAGTTATTTCAAAATGTCCTAAAAGAATGTCACCACCTTTCTTTATGACTTCTAATACATCAATCTCATTGTTTGGGCAAATCCAAGGAACTAAAGTAATGGTTCTGTCTTCAAACTCTTCAGTCAAAGGTTTAGTAACAACACAGAAAAACTCTTCGCTGCCAAGTATTTGTTCAACAGAAGAGTTTTCAAGAGAATGACGGAGTGGGATGTCGTGGTTACCAACAATAACATATGTTGATACTTCTCTTTGTTGTGCTTGCTTGACGAATACTTCTTTTTGGAATGCCATGGATTGAAGATTAATCCATTTCCTATTATCAAACCAGTCTCCTGTTTGAATAATAGTTTTGATACCATGCTTATCAATATATGGCCAAAATACTTCTTCGTAGAAGCGACGCTGCCATGACTCTACAACTTGATTTGAATTACGAGCGCCGAAATGTGTATCCCCGATAAGAGCTATTTTCATATCTTATTTTATAGTTTTATTTTTAGTTTTTTTACTCTTCTTATCTTCTCTTACTAAAGGCGTTCCACCGGCGTATGAGTCGCGAGATTCTTTTGTCCAGCCAGTTCTCAAAGTAAAACCACCTTTGCCTTTTTCTTGACTATCATCTTGCATTTCCATTAATTTTTGATCAGCAATCTCTTTAGCAAATTCATCAATCATACCAGAAAATTCAGGATCGTCAATATTACTTATGATTGACTGTTGAATCATTTCAAGATTAGTCTTATACCGTTTCTTTTCATTTTTGATTGTAATTACCATGTGACTAAAAAGAATCTGAGTGATGTAGGCAAATCCATTATCAAACTTATCACCGTTAAATTTATGAGCATACTTTACAGCAGCAAGAATAGCATTTTGAATCATCTCATCTCTAAAATAATAACCCTGGAAACGCGGGGTGAGAGCAAGACGGTTAGACATTCTAATAATGCAATCCGCAATGTAACGATCCATTACAGGCACTTCTTGTTTTTTCTTTACTGCTTTTTTATAAGCTCTTGCATAATTATCTAACGCTAAAGTAAACTCTCTGTTATTAACGTAATGTGTATCGCCTTTTTTCTGCTTTTTGATTGTCATGGCAGTTGTATGCTCTTTATGTTATAATTAAAATTTTCGTTGATGTAATACTTCATTCTTTCACTTGAGTGTCTTAGTGTGAAGTTCTCACGCGTTCCAACATGAAGATCATCAACGATGTCGTAAACTGTAGCCGGTTTGTCATCATCAGTTTTACGAAGAATACGTCCGATGGACTGTAATACTTTAATCTTTGATTTAGTTGGATGAGCAAAGATTAAGTTATGAAGATTCCTAATGTTAATGCCTGTTGAGAAGACTCCTAATGATGCTACAATGATAACATCATTCTTCTCTGTAAACTGTCTTACCATCTCTCTTACATCTTTATCTGTCTCACCTGCAACATAAAACTTTTCCTTGGTGGTCTCAATCAAATCAAATAATTGTTTGCCTTGATCCAACCTTGAAAACACAACAAGAGTGTTGCCAGTAAGTGAAGATGCAAGTCTACTGATAAAATTATTCCTAACCTGATGGTTGACCAAAAATGATAATTCATCTTGATACTCCATTGGTTTAACATGTTTTGAATCCTCCTTGTTATACTTTAAATGAATTACTTCAACCTTCATCTGAGCAACAATGTCCTTCTCCATTAGCTGCTTGGTTGAAATTGTTTTATGAACAGAACCAAATAAACCTTTTAAAACTAACTCATGAGTCTTTGCATCTTGTAATGTTCCTGTCATTCCAATGCGATCAGGACATATTAAAAGCTTATGCATAATACCTTGAATTGATTTTGCAGTTGCGTGATGAACTTCGTCAACTACAACAGAACCAAACTGAGCAAACCAACCTGCTCCCATATCATAGATAGATTGCCAAGTTGTAATAATAATTCTTGCATCAGTGTCTTTTTCAATACCAGCACTGATACCATAAACATCATCAAACTGGCCTTGAGAGTAATCATTGAAATCAGAAATTAACTGTGTAACCAACCCCACCGTTGGAACAACAATCAATATCTTTCTTTCATGAACTTCTCTCCACCATCTTGCCAAAGCATAGATGATAAGAGACTTACCTGATGATGTAGGTGAAAGAATAAGTTGTCTTTGTTTTCTTACAGAAGTTTTGAAAGCATCAAGTTGATAGTCTCTCATCTCAATAGGTTGTCCGCGAGAATGAAGATTCAATGCCTTTACAAAACCATCTAATGTCTTATCATCAATGTCTTGCTCAAGACCCGGTATCATGTGCCGAGGAGCATCAACAGCAATCTCAATATCAAACTCTTTTGAAAAGCGAGTTATGTCAGCCATCAACCCACAATAGATTGTCATCTTTCGCATATCAAACAATCTTAACTTACCGTCCCAGAATTTATTCTTAAAAGCAGGTGTGAATCTTGCGCCGGGCACTTCAAATGTGAAATAATCAGAGAGCATGCGGAGCTCGTCTCGCTCACCCTCTATTGCTTCAAGGTAAACATCATTCTGTTTTCTAAAGACAATCATAAGCTTCCAGAAGTGAAACGGGCCCAGTCAATTGCATTCTTAATAGTGTTACCACGCCATTTGATTTGTTCTAAAATATGAATAACACCCTCTTGAAGAACTTCCATATATTCAAGTTTTTCTAAAATTGCAACAACTTCTGGATCTGTATTG